GTCAAGGAATCCGGCAACAACAACTTCGCCGTGTGGTCAGGCGCGAGAGACGCTGCGTTCGAGGTGCTTTCACCGGCATTCGATCCGACAGCTTCCTACGCCATGCCGTCAGATGGTTCGAGAGTCCTTCTGTCGCATACGCTAACAGCTCATTCCAAGGGCGCTGGTCTTGTGACCATCTCCGGTGGAACTAACGCTGCCTCCAACCCTGTTGCTGAATTGATCTCGGTGGTTGGTACATCGAAGATCATCGTCAGCCTAAACGTAATCGCGTAAGGGGAAAGAGAATAATGGCAAACACAATGGAAAGAGGCAGCGGCTTCGGTCGTTTCGCCACCGCGTCCGACGAATATGTCGATCAGATTGTTGCTGCGCAGAAGAGACTGGGAAACCGTGTCCTCACTTCCGCAGAAAAGAAAGCCCACCTGAAGTCAGTCCTTTCCTCAAAGGACGGCATCCAGCGTCTCGGCCAGTCAATGGTTGGTCCTATCCAGCTAAAGCTCCGTTACCAGGGTCTTCTACGTAACGTCCTCGAAGAGGATGCACTAGAGCCAGGCGTGCCGATTGAATATGACGTTCTCGATGACCTGGGACAGGCTTACCAGCTACACCCAGCAGAGGGCGAAGTTAAGATCACCCCGTTCGAAGGCAAGAGACTGCGCGTCGATCTCTTCCGCATTGCGTCCTACCCGCAGATCAAGAAGGAAGACCTATTCTATCTGCGCGCCAACCTGGTCGAGTATGCCCAGGATGAGACCAAGCAGGCCATCATGAAGCAGGAAGATAGCTACCTTATCAACCTGATCGAAGCTGCTGTCACTTCCTATTCTTCACTCGATCCTTATGGGAACTCCCACGTCATTTCCGCCCCGGCTGGAACACTGACACCTGACGTTCTCTATGATGCGGTCGGCGTTACCGATCAGCTCGAATTGGAATCCAAGAGACTCCTATTCAACAACGTTCGTTACCGTGACCTTTACCGTTGGGATATCAATACAACTGGTTGGGCCTTCAAGGACCGCGTTGTCGCTGGCGAGAAGATCGTTCAGTTCGGTGAATTCCAGATCGGTAAGAGCATCATCATCCCGAAGGACACCGTTTACTTGACACCGGAACCAGAATTCCTCGGCGTCTTCCCGGTTATGTATTCTCTTGATGTTGAAGAGAATAACCAGGTCCCACAATTTCATAAAGGCTGGGTCTTGGACGAACTAGTGGGCATGGCAATTCTCAACCCGCGTGGCCTCGTCAAAATTAGCCTATCCTAAGTTAGTGGCTTCGGCTAACTAGGGGCTTTGCGAAGATCTCCCTATGGTATACTTGGTGTAATAGCCATTTACCATAGGGAGATTTTTGTTATGCCACCAAGAACAGCACACCCTGGATATACGTGTCCATGCGGTAAGCATTTCATGAGAGTAGCCGGAAAGCACAATAGCAAGAAGTTTTGCTCTGATGAGTGTAGAAATATTTATGGCCTTACCAAGAAGTCCACCCAAGTTACTAAGGTCTGTGTCGGCTGTGGAGAGGAATTTACTAAGCCAAGCTGGTATCCCTCCAAAATGATGTATTGCTCCAATGCGTGCGCAAAGAAAGAGCAGAAATTTGGCTGGTCTAAGGCCGGTCTAGCCTTTGATGACGGCTCTGTGCTGATCTTCCGTAGTCTCTACGAGATGAGGTTTGCGGCAGCCTGTGAGCACCACAGTATCCCCTGGAGGAACTACGACGGCCCAGATATCCAAACGTCACTGGGAAACTATCGCCCTGACTTCATTGCCACGGTGGCGGGCAAGGATATCATCGTTGAGGTAAAGGGTTGGATGGACGATGAATCGGCAATCAAGTGCTTTGAAGCCAAGCTTCAGTTTGAAAATTTTGTCGTACTAGACAAAGACTCACTATTTATATTCGAGCGTGATGGAGACTTGATTTAATTATTTAACCTTGATCCAGTTGCTGTCACAGTTTAGGAATTGAACTTTGTAGTCAGTCGGCAGAACCGTAGCTGTCGGCATAAAGGTACCTGAACTAACGCCACCGTCTTCTGGCTCTCCACCGACCTTTGGCCCCTCTGCCTGACTCCAACTCGTCCAGATTACAGAGAGATCTCCCTGAGAATCTTTAAGAGACTTCCCAGAGCATTTATACCTTCCTGCCTGTATCTGTTTCCCAACACGATAGGTTCCATTCGGATAACCTGAAACTACCGGTGCTGAGGTACTGGGAGATGCCTGAGCGGTATCTTGCGCTGACGGATCAGAGCTTGACGTGTTGGAGGTCAATGCTCCAATTACACCAACGACAAGAACCCCTCCGATTACATAATTTCTAACCTTGTGGCTCTTCTTCGGACTGTCTGTCATCTCACTTCTCCATTAGCCACATAGATAGCTCTGGCGATCTTGTCCAGGTCGTCACTGATGAGAAAGTTCTTCCCGCTCTTCAGCCTGACCACACTAAATCTGCCATTAGATTCGATGTACTCGATCTGCTTGAGGGGGATAGTAACGCCGAGACCGTCAGTCTTTCTTACGGTAATGAACTTCATTTCACTTCTCCTTATGCTTCACTAGATGTTCGTCCCATGCCTTTTGAAGATCTCCAGGGTTAGGATGATACCTGCTTATACTTTTCCAGTACCAATATCCCTCTTCGTCCTTGCACTCTTCCCTTTCGCAGAATAGGAGAATGTCTCCATCTTCATCACCGGCAAACCACATGGGATTATTCGGCATCTTCTTCCTCTTCTTCCTCTTCTTCGGTATCGCACTCTTCGCAACTACCGGCTTCCTGCTCTTCGTGATCCGGGCAAATTGCTGCAACCCAGATATCCTCTGAGTCTTCTCCCTCTTGCTCGATCAGGCGAAGCCATTCCTGCAGGGCACCCTGAGCATCGGTCTGGGCGTAGATGCAGCCTTCGTCGTTGAAGATTCCGTATTCTATCATGACTCCAGCTCCATCATTGTCTTGTTCACGGCATCGGTTGAGCCATGGTCAAGGATGAACTGCCACACCATCTCAATAGGGACGTAGCAGTAGATCGAATTCTCTGGGCTCTCAGGCTCCATTTCGAAGCGCTTCCACTCGGCATAGTCCTCCCAGTCGCCCCAAGGCTCTGGGCGCGCTGAGGGGAATCCTACCTCTACATGGGAATAGGGGCCAACATCTTCCCTAGGCTCGCACATATGAGAGGCAGAAGCCTGTACGGAGATGGTCGTACCGTCAGCGAGACGGAGGCGAGGACGAGGAATTTTATTTCTCCCAGCTCATGGTGCGATTGGCGAATGATTTGGTAACGTCCCACCCAGCTCCGACAAACATACGGCGCTCCAGCTCTTCTTCAATGCGGTAGATCGTCTGCTCATCGTAACCGCTTATGTCCAGGTCGATCAAGTCGTGCAGGGTCCAGATCTGGTCATCGGTGAGTGCCTGTACGTTCATCATGATACGTTCTCCTTCTGGCTAAGGACAACAAGTGCCTTTTCGGCTGCTCCCCTACGGCTATTTGCCGTGATCCACTGATGCCTACCGACGTTGCTGACGATCCACTGGAACCCACCGACCCTGAGCCAGCCATACTGAACCGTGACAGCGTTAACGCCATCGGTGGCCTCATAGGTCTGGTCTTCGATCTTGCGGAAGCTGATGTTCATGGCCTTATCCTACTCTCTTGAGGTAGAGCCTGTCAAAAAAATTATTTAGCGACCTTCTGAGCGCAGCGCAGGCAGGTGGGTGCGGTAGCGTAAACCCTATCAAGCAATCGACCGGTACGACCACACAAGGTGCGGCGCTTGTAGTCCACGAAGATCGCAACGTGGGTCACAGTTGAATCCTCTGACGTGACGACCAGAGCGCTAGACTCGATCTCCTGTGTGTTCATGCCTTAATCATACTCCAATATCAAAATTTGTCAAACTGGAAGAGGATGTGGCCCGACTCGAACGGGCTGCTGGAGCGGAACGTCTTCCGCCTGTCCTGGTTATCAGGGCACATCCGGCTTATTTAGTTGGTGATCTCGTGCCACGAACCCATGCGGTCACGCAGCCAGGTGGTACGCGCCGGGTAGCCGCCTTTGGGGGCAAGCTCCGTGACGACCGTGACCGCCATGGCCATCATGTAGCCACGAGCGATGGGGCTACCGTCGTAGTTGGCCGTACCGTTCAGGTAGTCGGTCTCGAAGATGTTGACGGCCTGGCCGGTGGTGAGCTGCATGGCGTTCTCCCTTGTTGTTGTTAGCTCAAGTCTAGTGCCTAACCCCCAGATTATCAAGTCCAGGGGCTAGGCCGTTTGGGTGAATCAGTTGGAGGTCCATCCGGCGTCTGCCAGCGCCTGCTCCACGCCGTTGTCCAGAATGTCTTCGAAGCCCATGCCGTAGATGCGGGCGTCAGACCTGGCATCGCTCAGCCATCTGGAGGCTTCTTCTACCGCAGCTTCAGCAGACCTCAGGGCAGCCGCAGCCTTCCAAAGGGCCTCCTGGGCTTCGAGGACGGACTCCGCTGCGTAGCGGGCGTATTCTGCTTCGGTGGTCTCGGGCATTTTGGGCTCCTTCGTTGTGGTTGTAGCTCTATCCTACAGCCGACAGGCCAGATCCGCAACCTCTATCTCTACTCCGAACGGGTGAACTATTCTCCCCTAATCACAACAGTCTGATGATCTTTGCCCATGATGAGCAGGGTGTTGGGCAGCAGCTTTGGGTTGATACGTACAGGAATGTCCGGCGCGAAAGCGGCACGCTTCGGCTTATTCGGGAACTGACTAAAGATCGACACGTCAGGAATAGCTATGTATTCGACCCTATCACTGTCAAATTCCTCTGCTGTCTGCTCGTCCGACAGGTAAGTAATGATCTTGTGCTGATGTTCTTTGCGCGTAGCATCGAAGACAGCCTGATATGAGGCGACCTGCTTGATGATATCTAGAGGACTTGTCATTGTTCTTCCTCAATAATTTCTGCCGCCTCCATTAGACCGGAGAGCGCGCCACGTCCGAACATTGTAGGCTGGTGACCATAGTTCTTTGCTTGAGATCGAATCTCGGCAGCTAGCCCTTCACGGATAGCGGGGAGAGCAGCGCGGATCACCCTCTCAGCGCTGTCGTTCCAATCCCACCCAGTAATCGTTACCGATTCGATTACGTCCGTGAGCCACTGCGGGTCACTCATTCTGCCCACTCCAAATCTCTAGGATAACAAGCCTGACCGTATTCGGCCAAAGGATTAAACTTCACGAAGATATAAAAGCCAAGAACTGAAGTGATCTTACCCTCTTCTTTGCGCCCACCAAAAGCGGGAACGTAGGCGACCCTATCACCAATTCTCTTTGCAGCTTCTTCTAGGTCAATCATTGGTGCTCCTTAACAGCGACTGCTTCATAAGTAATTAGATCGCTGGCAGTGGCACTCAATGCGCTAGCGAAATTCTGGGCCTCTTTCTCATCAGTAAAGTAGCCCCATTCCTCATCAATAAAGTCATCGGTGTCGCCTGGATGAGCCCAATCACTAAAGTCAGGATTCTTTTGCTGAATCAAATAGATACTCACTGTTCTTCCCTGACCCACCCAAGCTCAGCCAACTTTCTGGCCAGCAATTGCGGCGTCGTATAGATCTTAGGAAGATCTGTAAATGACTGCTGTGACTCATCCCAGTACCCCGGAGAGTGCGGCGCATAGCCTGTAATGTCCTGATAGAGCTGTTCTTGAACGCTTCCCTCCTCTGCATCAAAATAGAAGTCTTCGTCTTTCCAGACCTTCACTGATTCGGTCATCCTACCTTCACTCCATTCTCATAGAAGAAAATCTTTAACATCATGGAAGCTTCTGTTCCCATGGCCCAGTCTACCATCTCTACGAACTTTCCGGCGAATTCAGAACCATGAGCCTCACAGGCAGATCCATTCTCTGACCTAGCTGCGTGATGAGCCAGCTCATGAAGAACGACAAGCTCCCTCATAGACCAACGGCCCGAAACGGTAGGAAGGTGAATCTGTCTTGCCCGATAGTATGCTTTCGAACGAGCATCCTTCCGCATAGCGAGACAGGTTACCGGCGAAAGATTGAAGTGCTTGGTCACCTGATCACAGTAGCGCTGAACGCTTGCCAGATCACCGAATTTTGCTTCTCTGGGAATCGAGAAAGTAGATCCTGCCACGGAGACTGGCGCATACTGGTCGTTCGTGTCAATCAGGCGAATCAGCTTATTCTCGGAATGGTAGAGAAGATCCTTCTGGCTGTCAGTCATTTCTGATCTCCTTTTGTCTTCTTCTCAAGAATTTCTAGGATGGAATCAAGCTTGTTGGTTCCCAGGATCTGCCTGTTGCCGCTGCTGGCTGAGACTACGCTACCCCTGACCGAGAAGGCCACGCAAAGGTACCGGCTCTTCTTGCGCCATTCAGGGTAGAACCGCTCCTTCTTGAACAGGGTCCACCCGTTGTCGGTAGCTGCCTGGTGAATCTTCTCTTCGGAGGTCATGCCATCTTCCTTTGTCTTGGTCATACTTCAATGGTATGACCCAACCCCTAGGCCGTCAAGACCTAGGGGCTGAGCCATACGGGTGAATCAGGCTGAGATAGCCTTGGAAGTTCCGAAGGATGCGCGAGCGCCAGCAGCCCGACCGGCAGACATAGCCGACGAAGAGCTGCCCTTGCTGCTGGAACCGCTCCACGAGCCTCGGATGTGGCCGGTGTGCTTCTTGTAGTGGGCGTAAACCTCAACCTCTTTGGCACGCAGGGCAATGGCCGTGTTGGTGCTCGACTCACCCTGCCGGTGCTCAGATGCGTTGACCAGCTCCTCGGTCGTCAGGTTCAGTTCTGCGGCCTCAGCGGCGAGCTGAGCGGCCTCTTTGGCCTCACGCAAGCGAGTGCTTACGGTACGACGCCATGCGTTCTGGAACGAGTGACGGGCGATGCGACCATCGACCGGCTTTTGTTCGGCTCCGACATAGACACGCTCACGCCCGTACCAGCCCTGCTGGGTCTCGTACTTTTCGACCCAGATCAGCTCTTTCTTGTACTCGCCGGTCCTGAGGTAGGCGTCAGCGGCGATCTTCATCTGGACGACCAGCGAGTCGTACAGAGCCTTGGTCAGGTCGATATCCTCTTCGAAACCGTAGGCGTCCACCATGTGGTCACCCTTGTAAATCGTGATGTTCACGCTGTTCACGTTGCCAATCGAGCTGAACAGTTCGACCAGTTGCTTGTTCCCGCGCTTGCCACGCTCTGCGATGATAACTCGCTTCACGGTGGGGACCGCACGAGCCTCGCGCTTCTCCGTGCGAGACCTAGCTACGGCCAGGTCGATCTGTGCTACGGTGGCAAGGTCCTGCGCCTTAGCGAGGAACACGTCCCGCTCAGCCTCGGTAGCAGCGTGCTCCGACTGCTTCAGCAGCTTGGACACCTTGTCGATGAGATCAGACATTGGAAATCTCCTTGCTTGTTGGGGTGATAGGACCAACCTACTCCCTGGATCAGATCCTGTCAAGGGGTTGCGCAAAGAAATTTTTTCCTGTAGTGTGACCTCAACAACTACTAGGAGGTAGAAGATGGGCAACGACGGAGCGGCCTACGCTCAATGGCATGCTGAAGGCAGGAAGGCGAACCTACAGGAAGTCTATGACAAGATCGGGGCGATTCAGCATCTCCTTGAACAGGAGAGATTGATGACCCCAGAATTTATGTCGGTCACCAATAAAATTGCCGTTGTAGTCGAAGAGGAAATTGTCTCCATCGACCTCGACCTCAGAAGGAGAGCGGAACGATGACACACAGGTTTGACGACGATGATGACGAAGACTTCATCTACCGGGCGAATGGAAGGGTAGAGCGCAAGCGTAGCGCACAGACCAATCGTAGGCGACCCCGTACCTCAACCATTGCGCTGACCAGCGGTTGCATGGGAACAAAGTCTCAGTATGCATCAAAAGAAGAGGCTGACCGCGCTCTTCGCCGGGAATCTGCCTTACAAATTGCTGCCGGTAAAAAAGCGGTTCAGCGTTCCTATCAGTGTGATAGGTGTTTTGCCTGGCATCTGACCTCTCAGCCGGAAAGGCTCAGTGTATAATTTCTTTAAGGG